TTTCTAAAATCAGAAAAAATCTTAAAAATCCTTTATCCTAAAGGAATACAACCAGAACAATATAAAGATATGCTTGCGATGACTCGCATTATTGATAAGTTGTTTCGGATAGCAACACAGAAAGATGCCTTTGGCGAAAATCCTTTTAAAGATATTGCCGGGTATGGTATATTGGGAGTTGCTAATGATGAAGAGAAAACCACAGGAAGGTAGAAACAAGTATTATTCTATCTCCAACAAATTACGAAAAGACGGCAAGTCAAGCGAAGAATTTGAGATAATTTTTAACAACCTTTCGTTAGAGGAGGTGATTGGATTAAAGCTTGAACTTGCCTCCAAATCTGCGTTTAAAGGGAAGCTTTATGGATTGCCTTTATGGCATTCACTTCCTAATATTGTTAGAGATGCGGTTTTGAAATACGCATTATCTGCGACCCGTTCGAAAAGAGAAGCTTCGCGTTTTCTTGGATTAAATGAAGTCGGTCTAAAGATGCTCATTAAAAAATACAAAGTAGACAACTACTTTGAGAAAGTTCTTGACAAAGAGGAGTAACTAATGTAGAATGTAGAAGTTGTTTTTTGGGGAAATAGCATACTCGCAAGATAAATCATTATGGTGTTTAAATAACATTTATTTAAATTTATTAACCCCTTCAATGACTCTATTGAGGGTGCCTTTTGGCGATTAAAATGAGTCTAGTATTGTTGATGCGAAGAACCAACAATCTTGCGTGCTATTTTCTTCAAAAGTAAAAAACAATCTGTTATAATATTTATATCACGGGGGCGAAAAGGCTTCGACTAGGTGAATGAGATATTTTGTGCAAGGGTGTATGAGCAAACATTATAAGGCTCGAAACAATAGCTGCGAATGATGTAGCACTTCCAATGGCTGCGTAAGCTTTGGCGGGGTTTCCGGTTTCCTTGTTACCCAAAACCGGGTTTAACAAACTCTAAACCTTGTATATCGCAAAATATTAAAGCATTTAGGACGCGGGTTCGATTCCCGCCGCCTCCACTTTATCAGTTCTGACGTAATTCTTTGGTAATTTCGTCTTTTCTTATTTCCCAAACTTCATCTGCTTTCTCGAATAACTCTTTGAGTTGAGGATGTGTAGCAGATAAACCAAGGTTATCAAATATTGGGAAATATGAGTGTAGCATTCCAACGATATTTCCATTTACATCAAGAACAGACGAACCTGATGATCCGGGTGCGATGGGGAGTGAAAACCCAGCTACTTCAGCCCGATTATTCCATTCAGTAACCCCCTTTTCTCCCACATAATATCCATGAAACATAGGAACAAATTTTCCTCCCCCAATCCCTCTTGGAAATCCCATATAATAAATTTTTTCGCCTGGGAATGGTGGTTTCCACGCCAAGCCAAGAGAAGGTTGGTCTATTTTAGAAGACACCATTATACAAGTATCGTGGTGGCGACTCCAAACTAGGGGAATAGCTTTATGGCTTTCGCCTTCTATATCATAAATTTTATTTATGCGTGTCCACATAGCAGTATATTCTTTCTTGTTGTAAAAAGGAAAAATACTTTTTATTTGTTCTTTGTAAACGATGTTACAGACGTGAGATGCTGTTAGAATAAAAGAAACCTTATTTTTGTGATCCACGATTGAACCAGAACCAGAACTTCTATAAGAGATTATTAAATCCTTTTTTTCTATTGTTTTAGTGGAAGTTTCTATTTTAATATCCGGCGGCTCTTGGGTTTTAGATGTGACCCTTAAAAATGTTTGCGTAACGATAATTCCGACTGATTTTCTTTTTTGATTAAACATTATTCCTTCCATCTGGAAGAGGGCACAACCAGAACAAGAAATAAGAAACAATGTTAGGAAACTTACAAGTAATCTCGCCAAATTATTATTTCCTTATAAAATAACTATAATGAAAATTCCCAAACTCCAAGAAGAAACCTATTTACTTTTGAGCCTTGACAGGCTCGGAAAACCTAAATGGAAGTATTCTATGACAAAAAAGACTTATGTTTTAGATACGAGTGTGTATCTAACGGATTGGCGCGCAATTTATTCTTACGGAAAAAACGACATAGCAATTCCTTTGATTGTATTAGAGGAAGTAGACAAACACAAAAAACGACCCAATGGTGTTGGCGTAAATGCCAGAAGTCTTATTAGAACTCTTGACGAATTAAGAGAAAAGGGGAATTTTCAAAAAGGCGTTCGCATACAAAAAGGTGCGGGTTTAATTTTTACCAAATCTCCCGATTTATCACAACTTCCAGTTGGGTATAAGCACGATATTGCCGACCATCAAATTATTGCGACAGCCTTAACGCTTAAAACAGAAAATCCTAATCGCAAAGTTATACTTGTATCCAACGACATCAACTTAAGAATTAAGTGTGATGCCATTGGAGTTACCGCAGAAAGTTATAAGCCCGAAAATGTAATAAAAGAATTTTCTGAGCTTTATACCGGATTTACACAACTCCTTGTTGACGATCAGATTATTGATAGGTATTATAATGGTGAAAAAATCTTTGTAGAAGACGCAACGGATAAAAATGAACTTCTTCCAAATCAATTTGTAATGTTGGTTTCTTCTTCAAACGAAAAAAAGACGGCACTTGTGAGATACACAAGTTCTCTTTTGCCATTTAGAAAAGTTATAGAACATAAAGCAGAAAGTGGTTGGGGAATAACGCCAAAAAACAAAGAACAAAATTTTGCTTTGGAACTTTTATCAGATCCAGAAATTCCAATTGTATCATTGGTTGGAAAAGCTGGAAGTGGGAAAACTTTATGTGCTATTGCTGCGGGGCTCCAACAAGTGATGAGTAGAGATGCAACTTATAGTCGTTTGATTATTTCAAGGCCTGTTATGCCTATGGGAAAAGATTTGGGATACTTGCCTGGAACTATTGAAGAGAAAATGGCTCCCTGGATGGCTCCTGTTCAAGACAATTTAAGATTTCTTTTTGGTGATGATAAATTAATGCTTAACGAATACATGGAAAAGGGCATAATTGAATTGGAAGCATTAACATATATTAGGGGACGTTCAATTCAACAGGCTTTTATTGTCGTTGACGAATGTCAAAACCTAACAAGGCACGAAATTAAAACTATTCTCACCCGAGTTGGAAACGGAACAAAGATTGTTTTGACTGGAGATATTGAACAAATCGATAATGTGAATATTGATGAAGCATCTAATGGATTAACTTATGCAATTGAAAAACTTAAACACTATGATGTTTCTGGGCATATAACTTTTACAAAAGGGTGTCGGTCGAAAGTGGCGACCATTTCTTCGACGGCACTTTGATGTTGGCGAAAAAATTTCAACATTGCTTGAAAGTGTGATATAATATTTTTTATTATTTATTGATATGAAAGAATATATCAAATCATCTGTCAGTAAAAATAGAAAAGAATATTATCTTTTCAATCAGACACCTATTTTCATTTTAAATGAATTTCCACCTCATATTAATATAAATCAGATTATTCAAATTTTAGAAGAATACATTCCAAAATTTATGTTTGATTTTATTGAAGGAATTTATGTTGGTGATTTTGAAGAACTGAAAAACAGAAACATTCAAGCATTATTTAAAGACAGTGCCATTTATTTATCATCATTTAAGGATTCTGAAGGTGTTTCTGAAGAAATTATAGCGAGAGATATAGTTCATGAACTTGCGCACGCCATGGAAGACAAACTTTCATATGAAATTTATTATGATAATAAAATAGAAAATGAATATAACGGCAAAAAGAAAAAGTTATTAAGCATCCTTCGCTATGGTGGATATAAAATTCCAGAAGAGCTGTTTTTTTCAGATGAAATGGTTGATGAACTAGATGATTTTCTTTATAAAAAAATAGGTTATGATAAACTTTCTCTTATAACCCCAGGACTCTTCTTGTCACCTTATTCAATAACTTCAATTAGAGAATATTTTGCTAATGGAGTAGAAGAATATTTATTAGGAGAACCAGGCGTGTTAAAAGATATAAGCCCTATTCTTTATAATAAATTAGACGCCCTTGACGGACAACTTTTTTCCGGAGAAATGACTTGACACTCCCCCCTAGTTGTGCTATAGTATGATAGTGGGATTTTCTATCTCAAGAAAGGGCTTCCATGCCGCACATATCATTTAGTGCTTTGAAAAATTGGGATTTTTGTCCGTTTTATCATAAGCTTACATACGTAGACAGAATCAAATTATTTAGAGGGAATGTCTTTACTGCTTTCGGTACAGCCATTCACAATACTTGCGAACAATTGGTTCTAAACGAAACTCTTAATTATAAAGATTTTTTTAAGCAAGCATTTAAAGATGAGCTGAAAAAGATTCCGGGTGAAGGTCCGGCAAAAGATCAGACAGTTTTAAAGGAAATGCTTGAGCAAGGTCTGGACTTAGCTTTGATGGCTTTGGAAGAGTTAAGAATTAAATTCCCAGGATTTGAGGTTGTTTCCACCGAAGAAGAGATTGTAGAGCCTGTTGTTGATTCCCCAGGAAATTATGACTTCAAGGGTTTTGTAGATTTGATAATCAAAACTCCAGATGGAAAATATCACATTATCGATTGGAAGTCGTGTTCATGGGGTTGGAATATTCAAAGAAAAACTGAAAGAATGACGACTTATCAATTGACATATTACAAGAATTTCTTTTGTGCTAAACACGATGTTGATCCAAAAAATGTTGAAACATACTTCGGTCTTTTGAAGCGCACAGCCAATAAAAATCGTGCTGAAATCTTTAGAGTTTCAAGTGGCCCAAGAAAAGTTAAAAATTCTCTTCAACTTTTGAATAAAGCTGTGTATAATATTCATAATAAGAACCACCCCAAAAATCGCCTTAAATGTGAGAAGTGCGAATTTCATAGAACGGAGTGGTGCCCATAAGGAGTTTAATGGAAACCGAAAATCCGCAAAAGAAAATCAAAGTATTAACAATTTCAGACCATCCGCTTTCGCCATCCGGCGTCGGAACCCAAACAAAATATTTTATAGTTGAAATGCTCAAGACTGGCAAATTTTCATTTGCCAGTCTTGGTGGGGCAATAAAACACGACGAGTATAAGCCAACCAAAGTGGAAGAATTTGGGGATGACTGGGTTATTTATCCTGTTGATGGTTATGGCAATCCAGATACAATACGTTCTGCGATTAGAACGCACAAACCAGATATTTTGTGGTTTATGACAGACCCAAGATTTTTTCCGTGGCTTTGGGATATGGAAAACGAAATTCGATCTTTGGTGCCTATGGTTTATTATCATGTGTGGGATAATTATCCGTATCCAAATTTTAATAAGACTTGGTATGACTCTACAGATGTTATTGCCACCATTTCTAAATTAACATCCGATATTGTTAGAACAGTTGCTCCAGATGTTGAAGAATGTTATATTCCTCACACAGTTCCAACAGAATTGTTTAAGGGATCAAGTCCCGGTCGACGTAATGCTTTTAGAAAACAACATCTTGATTTTGAAGATGATCATTTTCTTGTTTTTTGGAGTAATAGGAACGCAAGGCGCAAACAAAGTGGCTCATTAATTTATTGGTTTAATGACTTTTTAAAAAAGCTCAAGAAAAAAAATAAAAACGCAAAAGAAACTTTGCTTATGCATACAGAAGCAAAAGATCCCAATGGACAAGATTTGAACGCTATCATTAGTGAGCTTGGATTGACAAATAGAGAGGTTCTTATTTCACCTCAAAAGGTTCCTCCAAGCGCACTTGTTGAAATTTATAATGGTGCTGATTGTACAATAAACATTTCAGATGCAGAAGGTTTTGGGTTAGCAACATTTGAATCACTTGCTTGTGAAACTCCTGTTATTGTAACAATGACTGGCGGTCTTCAGGAGCAGGTAACATATGTCGAGAAGGTATCGCAAGAAATAATGTTGAAGAGGAATTCCAAGATGAAGCCTCTCGTAGAGTACGAACACGGAATTGGGCTTGAACCAACCTCAAAAGCAATAATTGGCTCTCAAGATGTTCCATTTATTTATGAAGATCGTTTGGACGGAAAACAAGTTTCTGATGCTCTAATGAAAATGTATGAATACGGCCCAGAAAAACGCACCGAACTTGGTAAAGCTGGTCGAGAACATATTT